GGGCATCATGGCCAAGATCAAGCCCGCCACGTTCGTGCTGGACGCGGGCGAGTATTCCGACAAGCTGCCGCCGCTCAACGTGGTCGAGGTCCGGTCGACCATGGACATGAAAGCGTACGACCGCATGAAGCGGGACTACGTCGCGCAGGTCGGCACCGAGACGGTGACCGCCCTGACCGCAGCGGCGGTGACGAGCAAGCTCCAGCAGCTCGCCGGCGGGTGGGCCTACAGCCCCTCGCCTGTCTGGTTCTCGTCGCACCGCTTCGACCGGCTGGAGGAATTGCTGGCCGAGAACCAGCGGGCCAACACCCTGGTGGTCTATAACTACCGCGAGGAGCTGGCCGAGTTGAAGCGACGCTACCCGCAGGCGCAGACGCTGGACGACGTGGACGCTCTCGCCAGATGGAACGCAGGCAAGATCGAGATGCTGCTGGTTCATCCAAAATCTGCTGGGCATGGCTTAAACCTCCAGCACGGCGGGTCGCATATCGTGTTCGTGTCGCTGCCGTGGTCGCTGGAGCTGTTCGAGCAGACGGTCGGGCGGCTACACCGCAGCGGACAGAAGCACCCGGTCTATTGCTACGTCATGATGACCGAGAAGACGATCGACGAGAGGATCTGGCAGTCGCTGCACGACAAGCGGTCGCTGTCCCAACTGGCTACAGAGGAGCTTGCAGCGTGACTGAGCGAGATTATTTTGAGGCGGGCTTCAGGATGGCCTTGGCGCTTACAGACGGTCCTCGGGTCGAGCGCCCACCGCACATCACCGACGACCAATGGGTCAACTGGTATGGCGCCAAGCGCCGCGCGGACGGGACGTTTAGTGCGCCGATGTCGGTGGCGCACCTGATGCCAACCAAGGCCACTCCCGGTGTGGCGAACCGAGGCGCAGCCAAGCCGACCCCGGCGACCGGCCCCAGCATGGAGAGACCCCGCTATGACCGAGTGGACTGACCTGGTTGAACGCCTCCCGTCGATGAGCGAGGCCGAGCTGGCGGCTGCGATCGCCGCCGAGGCGCGGCGTGACGAGCCGCGCGCCTCGCACCTGACCCGGCTGCACATGAGATACAGCAAGGTCCGCGCCGCCCGCGAGCGGGCCGAGCTACTGCGGCGGGGGTGACATGGTGTTAGGCTGCTCGCCGTTGCCGAACATAGCGTTGACCGCGCTTGCGATCGGGGGTGCCGCCCCGCGCGCCGCCGCGCCGTAGAACCGAGGGTCTGCCAAAATCCGCGAGATTATGCCGCGCTCGTTGACGGGCGTAATGGCGATCAGGTCGGCCATGCTCGCGCCCGAGGCATACGCCCGTGCGAGGGCTTGCCGGGTCTGTTGCGACACCTTGGCGTCGATCAGTTCTGACGCCATCATCATAGCGCCCGCAGGCGCGCTTCCGCTAATAGCCGCCGCAACTCTAGCCCGCCCAAACAGGGGTCTGCGCGGGTTTAGCAGATCACGCGCTGCCGCGCCGCCTTGCGCCGCCATGGTCCTGATGCGCTGGTCGCGCGACAGTTCGCCCGCGTTGATGCCCTCGACGGCGGACAGTTCGCCCTGCGCCCGGGCGATCGCCATGGCGTTTTGCGCCTCAACATCGCCCGCCATGGCGTTTACCGCAGCGGCTTCTTGCGCAGCCCGAGCACGCGCGGCTTCCAGCGCAATGTCTGCCTCGGTCTTGGCCCGCGCCGTGCCACGGGTGGTTTCGGCAGTCTGCGACGCGAACCGACCCGCGACGTCGGCCTCTTGGTCGAGCACACTCGCAGCGTTTTTGAGCGCGGCCAGTTGGTCCGGCTCCAACGTGTCGGCGAGGTCGATACGTCCGCGCCCGAAGATCCCGGCGACAGCGTCGGGGCTTTCCCCGCGCAGCAGGTTCTGGAAGCTGGCCGGGTTCTGGCGCAGCATCCAGCCCGCCACGCCCATCATCTCTTGACGTTCTAACGCCCGCATCCCTGCGGAGTAGGTGTCAAGGTATGCCTGCCACTCTGGCCCGCCGGCAGCGCGGATGGCGTCCTCAAGCTGCTTGTCCACCATCTGCTGCACTTCGCGGACGGTCTGGCCGCGCCGGGCGGCTTGGCTGGTGATCTCGCCGCCGCGCCCGGTGCTCAGGGCGCTGGTAATGATGTCGTCGAGGTCGTCCTTGCGGAAGGCGTAGATGTCCTCGGCACTCGGCACGCCGCCGCGCCGCGCGGCCATGGCGTCAAGCTCGGACGCGACACGGGCAAGCACACGGCTGTTGGTGGTGCCGACGCCAGGGGCGTCCGCCATCTGCATCAGCCGCGCCGAGATCGGCGCAACGGTCAGCGCACCAGAGGCGTCGGCAGCCGCCAGCAGTTCCTCGCGCATCGGAGCCGTCGCGGCACGCAGGGCCTGCTTGGCCGCAGCCTCGCTGGTCCGAGCGGCGGTCAGGGTGGGGCCACCCGCCATCTCGTCGATCGTCCGCTGCGCCTGCGCACGACCTGCGGCGTAGAAGCTTGCCGCCTCCTCGGCACCGACGCGCAGATCCTCCAGCGCCGCAGCGCCCTCACGCGGAACGGCACGCGCAGCGCCTTGCGCCTCGCCAACCATCTGCTCGCCCGCCTGCGTCGTGCGGAACTGCTGCTGCTGCACGCGAGCGAGGTTGGCCTCGCCTGCCGTCTCTGCGGCCTGCACCGCGCCTTGCGCCGGGGTCAGCCGGGCAACGCGCGCGGCCTCTTGCGCGTCGGAAAGGAGGCGATACGCGCGGGGATTAGCTGCGCGACCGACGTCGCCCAAGGCCATGAACACGTCTACGGGCAAGCCTGTTTCGGCCAGCACCTGCTGTGCCGAGACACCTTCGGGAGCGTTGCGCAAGGCGGTGAGCGCCGCATCGTAGTCTTCCGGCCCAATCGCGCGGCGCACGACGTTAGCTGCGGTCCTCGTGCCGTAGCCGGTAGGATCGAATATCTTTTGCCCCTGGCTCAAGATTGCGCCGCCCGCTGCTGCAAGAGGGCGCGCAGCAAAGGGCAACGCCCCGCCGACCATTGCGCCGGTCAGCGCGTCCTCCGGGTTGATGAGCGCAGCCTGCGTGCCGCCGGAGACCGCGCCTGCGGCCATGTTCTCGCCCAAATACCCGGCCTGCGCCAGACGCGACGGCGCAGCAGCGCCGACCGGCGCAACGCGCGGCAAGATGCCGCCCGACGGCAGGGCTTGGCCGATACGTTGAAGGGATGCGCCAACGTCTTCCAGCCCCCGCACGGCAGCAACCGACCGCCCACCTTGCGTCAACGCGCTCCCTGCTGCGCCGACGAAAGGTATGGGCGTGGCCACTTGACTTGCAAACCGCGCGGTCTCCACGGCACCGCCGAGGCCCGCGTTGGCGCGTTCGGCGTCGACACGCTGATTGACCGCAGCAAGGAACTCGTTTGCGTTCTGGGAGACGCCACGCCCGAAGTCGCCCAAGCCAGGGATGTAGCTCATGGCGTTGCCGCCGAGGCGGACAGCACCCCCGAGGATGTCGTTGACGCCGCCAGCCGCGCCCACCCCAAGGCCCATAATGGTGCCGAGGACCGGGTTCTGGCGCGCGCCTGCGACCGCTTGGTCCAGCAGGCTGCCTTGCGGCGCAGCGGCAGGCACCATCGGCAGGCCCTCGACGCCGCCCTGCACCTCGGCAGCGGGCAGTTCGACGGCAGGCTCGTACTCGGTCTTGCGGTACAGCATCCCGTCAACGACGATGTCGTCAGGCCGTTGCGTGCCAGCCATGGCAACCGGCGTGCCAGGGCCGCGCAGGTTGACCACACGACCGTCGGGCAGGGTGTATGGGCGGACGGCGTCGTATTGCTCCTGCTCGACGGCCTTTTGCAGCGCCACATCGGCAGGGTAGCCTTGGTCCATGAACGCCCGGACGCTGTCCTCTCGCGTCAACGCACCTGTGTCTGATCCTTGCCCACCCATGGCGGGCGGCGCGGCGCGGGCAGGCGCTGGCGCAGGTTGACGCCCGCCGCCGGTAGGCGCGCGGCGCGGGGCGGCAGGTGCTGCGGGCGCAGGGCGACCGAGCGCGCGCATCAGTTCGGCGTCAGACATAGCCTGCGGATTGACTGGCGCGGCAGGAGCCGCGCGCGGAGCAGCCGGCGCGGCGCGCGGCGCAGCCGCAGGGCGACCGAGTGCGGCCAGCAGGGCCTCGTCAGTCATGGACGCCGGGTCTTGCCTCATGGGATCAGCCCTCGCCGACGTGCTTCTGCTTCAATCGCGCTGACGTCTCCGCCGCCGCCTTGTTCCGCCTCAAGTTCGTCGACCCTGCGCATCACCGTGTCCACCGCGTTTACAGCCGCCTCGTAGGTCATGGTTTCGCTACCGAAAGACTTCCTGACGTTTTCCATTTCCTTGACGGCGTCCATGACGCGGGAACTGGTGCCATAGAGCGACGACAGAGTACTGACCGCCGTGGACAGCAGCGTGTCGATGCTGTCGGACGCCGTGGCGGCCTCCGCATCGCCAGACAACTGCAACCCGCGCAAAAGGGGCACCCTGTCGCGCACATACTGGGCGACGTTTCCAGCGGGGGCGACGCCCTCCCCGCGCATAAAGCCGCGCCGGTATAGCGTGCCAAAGTTGGTGCGGAGCTGGCTGAGAGCATCCCGCAGCGTCGTTGCCGCCGCCGCGCGACCAACGTCGGCTGCCGGAGCAGCTCCTGGCACACGCCCAACAACCGGGGTGCCGCCCGGTAGCGTGGCCGTAGTGCCTTGGCCAGTGCCGAGGTTGACAACAGTAAAGGTGCCGTCCGCAAGCTGCACCAGTTGTGTTTTGGGGGTTGGATCTGGCGTCTTGGTAAACGATTGCACTTCGCCGGGCAGATAGGTGCGATTTGGCACGCGCTGTCTTGTGCCGCCAAGGTCCATGTCTGTGTATTCTTGCGTAACGGCGTCAAGGAACTCAGAACCACCCGGCAGCGAGGCGACAAGCGTTGCCAGCCCAGTGCGCCGCGCAGCCGCGTCAGGATTAGCCGCGATACGGTTGATGTCCGCCGCAAACTGCGGGTATCGTTGCGCCGCATCGGCAAGGGATGCGTCGTCGGGGTTGTTAAACACCCGTCCTACGACCGTGCGGAGTTCCACCATACCGGCTTCGTCCTGCTTGATACCAAACTCGCCCTCTGCGCGTCTTTCTGCGCCGCGCCCAGCAAAGTTGGTGTCCACGCCACTAAGGGCAGTCAAGCGAGGTGTAGCAGCAGCTCCATACCTCAAAGCATACCGCTGCTGCGCCGCGCGGTCGTTGGGGTCAAGGGTCTGCGCCTCCAGCATGGCGTTGCGGTTAAGTTCGGCCTCGGCCTGCGCAGCCTGCATCGCCATCTGGTTGGCTTGAGCCGTCTGCGCGGCAGCGCGCCCGGTGTCGTAGGCGGCAAAAGCGTCGTAGGTCTGGGGCCGAAGGCCCATATTGATGCGAGCGTCAATGGGCATTAGCCGACCCCTCCGCGACCTGCACCGAACCCACCATACGGCGTGGCTGATGGCGGCGGGGCCGGCGCGCGCCCACCAAAGCCGCCTCCGCGCCCGATATAGCCCGTGAAGGCGTTGGTTACGCCACTGAGAGCGTCCGTATACGCATTGGCTTGGTTGATATACCGCGAGGCGCGGGCGTTGCCCGCCCCCATGGCGTTCTCCCCAAGTTGCGTGCCGAGCTGTCCGGCAGCACCAGACAAGGTGTTTGCCGCCCCTTGGCCCGAGGCCATCAGCGTGCCGAGCGGGTTGAGTTGGTTCGACCTGTTGGTCTGATAGCGGTCAAAGGCGTTCTGATATTCCTGCGACGCCAGATCCTGCCCGAACCGCTGTGCGCCCTTGAACATCTGGCCCGACATGACCATGCCGCGCGCGGCTGCCGACCGCTCCAGCGCCTTGTTGCCCTCGGCCAGCCGGAAGGCGTAGCCAGGGTCAGCCTCGTAGTCCTGCATTGAGAAGTCGCGCCCGTAACGACCGTAGTCGCCCGCCGCCGTATCACCGCCGATGCCGAGCAGCTCCATGATGCGGTTCTGGCCGGTGATGCCGCCCTGCCGGAACGGCTCCTGGAGCTGCGTCTGCCGGTCAAACATCTCGCGCTGGAGGCGCGACGCCTCCGCAGCGGACTGGACCTGCGCGTCAGCCGCCCGGCGCGCGGCGCGGCTTTGCGAGACCCCGCCAAGGATAGACGAGCCTGCGGTTGCTCCAGCGACGGCAACGAGCGGATTAGGCATTGGGGAACTCCTCCCGATAGGCCGCGAACGGCTCACCATACATCAGCATCACGGCGGGGGCCAGCCGCAGCGCCTCGGCCTGACCGTGGCAGAGCAGGACGACCAGCAGCACCACGTCGTAGTAGGCCGCGCGCCACACGAACGACCGCTCGTCAGCCACACCGCCGTCCTCGGCCTCGTTGGCAGCGTGCCATTTCAGGATGGCGGTGGCGACCGCAGCCTGCAAGGCGGCGGCGTTGGCAACGTAGAACGGATTGCTTGGCATCGACACCAGCGAGGCCCACAGCGCAGGCATCACGTCGCCCACAGGGTCGCCGTCGTGGGCGTCGTCGAACACCTGAATGACCTGCCACAGGTCCAGCAGCCAGTCAGCCGCAGGGCGGGGTAGGTCCAGTTGGTGCTTGAAATGGTGCTCCAGCGCCTCGATCACGAGATCGTCCTCCCGCTGGCGCGGATGTTGATGGCGGTCGCGGTGCCTGCGAGCGTGGAGATATATCCGCCGTTGAGCAGCACATGGCCGATCAGCTCCGGGAACAGGTAGGTCTGCCCCGGCTGGATCGACACCGTCTTGACCACGAGGTTGGCGTTGCCGGGGTTGTCCAGTGACGCCACGATATTGACCGACAGCGTCGCGGCGTTGGCGCTGTAGTTGGTGGCGGTGAACTTGTCGATGATCGTCGTCACCGCTGTCGAGGTGTATTGCGTCGTCTGGACAGCCTCTGCCGTTTTCGACGGGATCAGGACGCGAACGTAAACGGCCATCAGGCCCTCCTAGATTGTGAAGACGAAGCGGACCCGCCCCGCCAGGCCGTTGTCGCCACGGTCGCCGCCGACCGCCGGCGTCCCGCCGTTGCCGCCTGCGCCGCCTTGCAGCCCGTCGACGCCCGCCGTGGCCGCAGCCCCGGCCTGCGTGAAGAAGTTGCCGCCGATGCCCGTCGTGTTGGTGTCGGAGCCGCCCGAGGCCGTGCCGCCCTGACCTTGCGTGGTGTTGCCGTCGGACGTGCCGCCCGCGCCGCCCGTGGCGATCATCGGCGTGATCGTATACGTCCCGCTCGACACCGTCGAGGTGCCGCCCGTGTTGCCGGGGTCGGGGGTGTTGGACCCGGTGCCGCCCACGCCGACGGCGTAGAGGATGGTCTTGGCCGCGTCAGCGCCGCTCAGAGCCAGCGTGGTCTTGCTGTAGCCACCCGCGCCACCGCCGCCGCCCTCGTTGGACCCCTCAATGCCGAACCCGCCGCCGCCGCCGCCGCCCCACACCTCAATGACCGCGCCACTCGGTGTAGGCCCTGGGATCGTGACGGAGCCGGATCCTGTTGAGAAGTCGAACGTGACCAGCGTAGGGGCGGTCTGGACGCTCAGGCCAGCCATGACGGCAACGACGCCGGTCATCAGGTAACCCCCAGCCCGGCAATGATCCAGTTCGTCGCGCCGACCTTGACCAGCGTGGCCATGGCGTTCTGCGCCAGCGTGCGGGTGCCGGTGGTCGTGGTGTTGACCAGCGTCATCGTGTCGGTCGTGATGGCCACCGACAGCGACGTGGCGTTGACGTTGATGACGACGATGGCCGTGCCGATCGGGAACGCCACCGCTGCGTTGGCCGGGACGGTCAGCGTCAGCGACGAGCCGTTCATCACCACGGACTTGCCCCGGTCGGCCAGCACCAGTTGGTGATTGGCGGTCTTGAGGCTTTGCGGCACGTCGAGATAGCCTGCCGTGTGCGACGCGGCAGCCGCATCCTGGATTGTCGTCGTGCCGGTCAGCGCGGCGTTGTTGATCGGCGCGTAGGTCGCCGCCGCAGCCGCAGTCGACAGGCCGTCGGTGATGCCGTAGCCCGCCAGCGTTGTCGGCTCACCCGTGATCTCCGACCACGGCACGCCCGTCGCGCTGACGTCGTTGATGCCGTAGATGTCGTCGTAGGTGCCGATGAGCGCGTCCGCGCTGTCGCGCAGCACGAACTTGTAGGCGACCTCGCCGGTCAGCCAGACCTCGCTCTCCAGCCGCCCGGCGGCGTCCATGATGATCGGGTTGGCGTGCGGCGTGACGCCGGTCGACGACGTGTAGACCGTCTGCGGCGTCGTGGTGCCTGCCGCGTAGGTGTAAAGCCGCCCGCCGGTCAGCGGGTTGCCGGAGTTGTCAAGGAACTGCTGGCCAGCGCCGGCGAGAGGCGAGAGGAAAACGGTCATTGGTCAACCTGTGTGATGCTCAACAGCGCCGAAGGGCTTGCAGGGGCGAACGCAGTCGCAGCGTGGGCGTTCAGTATAACATTGGTGTCGTCAGCGGCCCACATCAGCTCTACATAATCGTTATGCGTCAGCGAAATCGTCGCCAGCAGCGGGACCAGCACCTCGTCGTCGTTGCCTTTCAGCCGCCACCGGCTCGTGGAGTTGGCCACGTCTACACCGTTCTTGCGCAGCCACAGATATGCCAGGGTCGAGCCGCCGGTCGTCTTGTCCAGCGAAATCGTGGCAGAGATCACGAACGCCCCTGCGCGGGTGACGCCGATGCGCGAGCTGGTGTTGAGGCTGACGCCGGCGGCGTAGTTGGTGGTGTTGAACGTAACAGCGTTCGCCGTGCTTGCGCCCGACAGTGTCTGCGTGGCTGTGTTGGTGAACCCGCCCGCGTAGCCCTGCGGCGGCACCAGAGGCGGCGCGGACAGCAGCCCCTGCACGTCGGCGCGCAGGAGGTCCATCGCCGCCTCGGCCTCGGCCCCGCTGAACGGCGCAAGCGACAGGTCGCTGATGGAGATGTCGGTGGTGCCGCTGCCGGTCTGGCCGAACTGGTTGAACAGGAACCGATACCACTCGCGCGACATGATGTTGGTGCCCGGCTCCAGCACCGGGACGCGCGCGGCGGGGATGGAGGTGATGTCAGCCACTGGTGCCGCTCACCGTCAGTTCCGCCCCCATGATCGCCACCTTGACCGGGGCGGTACCTGACACCTCGTAGACCCGGTCGCGCAGCTTGTTGGTCATGCCCAGCCTGCGCCAGATGACGCGCGTCTGCGACGCACCGAGCAGGCCCATCGACCGCCAGTGTTCCTTCGACCAGGTGTGCCCGCCGTCGTCGGACCAGCGCAGCATAACCTGCGGGTCAGAGCCTTCAAGGACCGGCTGGCCCAGCAGCAGCGGCACGTCGGTCGACACCAGCAGTTCCACGCCCGTCTCGACCAGCAGCGGCTCGTCGTAGGCGTAACCCTCCAAGCCGACGCCCGTCTCGCAGACGAGCTGGAGCGCGTGCTGCGCGGTGCGCTTGAAGTCGTTCTGGCCGGTCGGCAGCGCCCGCCACCGACGCAGCCACTTCTGAACCAAGCCGTTGTCGGCGAACGTGTCGAGGTCCAGTTCGTAGATGTTGCCGTTCTCGAAGTCGCCGACGACGAGCCGGCCGTTGAAGTTGACAAAGCAGTTGGACCGATGGCGCGTGAACACGCCGTTCTTGAGGCCGCGCCGCTCATGCCACGCCCGCGTCGCGGCGTCGAACACCCACGTCGTGTCGGCCAGCGGGAAGTTGAGGACGTAGAACTCGTGGCCGTCCTGCTGGTAGGAGTAGGCCACCGCGTCCGTCATGTCGGCGTAGCTCTGGATGGCGAACTCGACGGCGTGCGTCGAGATGCGCTCGGCCTGATAGCCGTTGGCGCGGTAGACGATGCCGCGCCCACGGGCGTCCTGCCCGAGCCAGGTGATGCTGTTGTCCAGCTTGGCGATCGAGTTAGGCGCGACGCAGCCCACCTCGTTGTAAGCCCCTTGGATGCGGGCCAGCGGGAAGTCAGCGTCGCCTGAGTTATACCAGACCTCGGTCGAGTTGGTGCCCAGCACCCACACCTCGCGGTGGTTGGCGACCAGACCGACCACGTCATCCGGCGCACCCTCGGCGCTGGCGAAGTCGAGCGGATCTACACTGTTGCCGTCGAACAGGGTGGTGACCCAGATGCGCTGCGAGTTGGGTTCCGTGAAGACAAAATAGCCGTCAAGATAGGCGACGGTGCTGGCACCCGGAAAATCCTCGTCGGTGATCTCGGCCAGCACGCCGGTGTCGAAGTTGTAGATGTAGCCCTTGGGGTCCGCAGCGATGAACAACTGCGTGCCATTGTCGGCCATCGACACCGGGCCGCTGTTCTCCACCGTGCCAACCAGCGTCGATACGCCGGCGGGCGTGACCGAGTAGAACGACTGGCCCGACACGACGTAGCCGGTGTTGCCGTTCGACCAAAGCCCTTGGATGGGGCCGGTGCCGACGGTCGAGATGAACCGCAGGCCGGGGCACCGTTGCAGATACGCCGCCTCCAGCCCGCCCTCGGCCATGACCTCGGGATACAGGTTGACCATGCGGTTGTCGGCAGCGTTGACGCTGCGGACGACATAGCTGCTGCCGAGGATAGGAGAGCGCATGTCAGTTCGGCTGGTTGGTGTAGATGTTGTACCGCCCTGGCGAACCCATGATGCCCGACGGCATGGCCATCATGTCGCCCGGATTGTTGATCCGTTTGAGGTTCCGCTTGGACACCATGGCGACGCGCGTCACCTGCGGCGACGGCTCGACGCCGAACTCCGGGGCCAGCTCGCAGGCCAGATTGTAGCGGAAGGCGCGCAGGTAGCCCGGCGGAAAGACCAGTTCCGTGCCGAGCGTCGCGGGCTGCGCCAGCTCCAGCACAGAGATGAAGTGCCACACCATCGCCTGCGTCGGCACCGGGTAGATCGAGTACGTCGCGTTCGGGTTCGACGGCTCGGCGTAGATGACCTGCGGATAGGTGCTCGTCACCGTCTTGAGGACGATGGCGTTGTATTCCGCCTCGTTGATGATGGCGGGCATGAACGCCAAGCCCTGCGGGTCGACGTAGTAGGTGGCGTCGTCAAGCAGCACGGGGCGCAGGCCGACGAAGTCGCCGGTCGGCCCGAGCGTGCGGACTGCCTGTCCTGCGGGCCATGTGAATGTCTGGTCTTGGGTGGCGTAGACAGCGAGCCTCTCGGTGCTCCAGCTATCAATCATCATGTTCATCGCGGCCAGCGCGTCCTGCGCCGTGTCCGCCGACGGAACCTCGCCCTCGGCCAGTTGACCGATCAGCCGGAGCGCGCCGTAGATGATGTCTCCTGCGGTCGTCATGCTGTCGTCCTGTCGTTGGCGAAGGTAGGCCCGCCCCGCCGGTTAAGGCGGGGCGGGGTAGGCGTTAGCCGTAGCGGTAGAGCACCCAAGTGCCGTCGCCCGACTTGCGGGCGCGGAACAGCTGGGCGGTGCCGGCGGTGGCCGCAACGGTCATCAGACCGACGAGGGTCCAGCCGGTGTTGGTCACCAGGGTGATGACACCCGAGCCGCTGCCGTCGACGTTGACGACGCTGACGGGGAACGACGAACCGACCTTCGAGTTGCTGAGAGCAGCTTCGAGGGCAGCGACGGTCGGCAGCGTGTAGGACGCTGCCGAGCTGCCGGGGCTGCCGAGGATGATGCCATTGGTCAGTTGCGCGGCGGTCAGGGTCGCGGTGACCGTGGCGGTGGCCGGGGCGGGGAGGACGCTCAGGTTGATTTCGGCAAGGTTGCCGTCGCCGATTTGCGCGCCGCCGCCGATAGTTCCGATAGGCATAGTCGTATCTCCTTGTTGGGGCGGTTAGCCGAGCAGGCGGGTGGCGGCGGCGGCGCGGATTGCGGCGTAGCCGTACAGGACGTCGATACGGCAGGGCATGCGGTCGTTGTTGATGTCGTAATCACGAACGATGCGCATGGAGATGCCGTTGTGGACCTGACGCGAGGCCATGTCGACGCCCTGCGGGAGCAGGAGGTCGGCGGTGGCGAACGCGAAAGCGTCCTTGTGGTAGATCAAGTTCTGCGGGGCCGAGGTCGAGGCGACACCGTCGAAAATGATCGCAGCGCCGGACTGCGGGAACGAGTTGACCGTGGCCAGGGCCTCGGACGACGTGTAGATCGGCGGCGAGATGGCGACCGAGGTGTAGGCACCGCCCGAGGCCGGGTTGGTGGCCGTGCAGACGAACTTCTGGAGTTGGCCGGTGCTCTCGCGGGTTTGCGGGTTGACGGCGAACACGCTGGCGATCGTGAAGGTGTCGCCCTTGTTGATGATTTGCGAGCCGGTGCCGGTGATGGCGATGGTCGACGCGCCTTGAGTGGCGACCGTGGTGGTCACGGTAGCGCCGGTAGCGGCACGGGTGCCGTAGGCGTGGACCTTGATCGACTGCGACATGTTGATTTCGTCGTAGCCGAGCACGCCTTCGCCCATCATGCCGCTCTTGAACTGGCGGCTGATGACGTCGCCCGGATTGAAGAAGCCCTTGAGGCCCTCAACCAGACCGGCGTTTGCGGCGGGGTTGACCGTCGCATAGCGGCTGTTCATCGGAACAGCGCTCTCGTTGAGAACGCGTTGGCCGGACAGCAGAACCTCGGAGGTGGCCGGGGTGGTGCCGGCTGCGCCGACGGCGTTGTAGACGTCCTTGTAGACGTTGGCGACGTCAGCATCGACGCTGGCGGCGAGCTGGCTGATGCGCGGCTTGAGGATGCGGTCAGCGAAGTCGTCCAGCGACAGGGCCATCTCGGCGGTCGTGAAGTTCACGCCGATGTGCTTCTGGTTGGACACCGACAGCGTGGTGAACTGCTCGTTTTCGTCCTGCACTTGCAGGGCGGCACCATCGGTGACGAGGGCGCGGTCGGGCAGGCGGATGCGCAGGGTGGAGCCGATCTTGGCACCTTCCTTGGCGAAGCTGTCGTCGTATTGGCGGTTGATGTTCCGCGTCAGGACGAGGTTGTTCTCAAAGATCTCCAGGGCCTTCCTGGTGATCATGTCAATGGTAAGCAGAGAGTTGGCCACAGCAGTGGTTCCTTGCAGATGGGGTTCAGTTGGCCGCTTTTCTCATCTGCCGTTGCCGTTCCTGCGCGATCCATTCCGACGTGCTCATGGAGGATACAGAGCGGGGGTCGGTGGTGTCGTAAGCTGGAGCGCCGTTGCTGGTAGGCGTGACAGGTGAGATGGGCGGTGGTGCGGAGGTGGTGCGTTTGACCGGGGGAGACGCAGCCAGCGCGGCTTCGATCCGTCCGATCTCCTTGGCCTGCAAGAGCGGCGACAGTTTCGAGATCCGTGACGCTTCCGCCGGATTGGACCCGAGGTGGTAAAGCACGTCAGGGCCTTGGTCGGAGGCGCGGATGGTTTCGGCCATCTCGGCGGTGATCGGCAGGGACGGGTTGTATGCGACTTGTTTAAAGTCGTCATACTTGCCTAGGGCCTGCTCCTCGCGGTCGAAATAGGCTTCAACAACTGCGTCCTGCTGTCGCTGCCGCTCCCTCTGCTCGACCAAGGCAACTGCCTTTTGCTCTGCCAGCGCCTCGGCGTATGCCTCGGTGCTCTCGAACTGGTCAGCCGGCGGAAGGACGACGGGCGGTGGCGCTTGGCGCTGTTGCTCTCGTTCCCATTTACGCTGCTCTCGTGCGAGACGCTTGCTGACGACCGCATCCAGTTCTTCCTGGCTGAAGGTCTTGGGCGCAACGTCTTCCGGCGTTTGGACTTCGGCAACAGGAGGGGCCGTGGCCTCCAGTTCCGGCGCGGCTTCAACCCCCGCTGGGCTTTCGTCGGTCATGTTGGCTCTCTGAGAACCCCCGGTGCGCTCCGCCGGTAGAGTGACACATAAGCTACTACTGTCGCGGCTTTTAGGCAACAAGGTTTAGAACACCTGCCACCAGCGCCGGTTTTGACTTTCTGCAATGGCGACGACGGCATCCTTGCGGACGGAACAGACCCGCAGGTCGGCGTCTCCCTGGATAATGGCGTTGCCCAAATCACCCACCGTCTGGGCACCCGACACGTCGACCGTCGACACGCAGGGGGCCTT